GTACCTGCGCCTGCGCCAGTACCTGCGCCAGTACCTGCGTCAGTACCTGCGTCAGTACCTGCGTCAGTACCTGCGCCAGTACCTGCACCTGCGCAAGCTCCGGAACCTTCTGGGATCGAGACTATGGCCGAATCTGTAGGCCAAGGTGATTACCTTAGTGGTATATCAATGCCTGACGGCAGTTCCTTCGATGTAAACACGTTATCTCAGGTTCCCGCACAATCGACAACACCCCCAAGCTCTCGTTCTGATTACGGGTTTGAGCCTAGCTTCGGTATTGAGCCTACGCTTAATGTTGAAAACCCTTCTGTGGGTCCCGATCTTTCTACGGATGATCCGGTGGATTCCAGTGGAGGAGACCCTTTAGGCGGAGGTACTCGTGAAGAGCCTTCTATGCAAGGGGGAACATTGGGTGGCAACGTGTACGATGAAAACGGAAATCTAGTTGGTAATCTAGGGTCCGCAGGACCGAGATTTGGTGAAGAACCCGCTGTTGAAGGGGGCTTCTATTATGACGAACCGTATGCAGGGTTCGACGAACCCCAAGGCGGCGCCGACCCTGAACCGAGTGAAAACCTTTATCCCTTTCTTCCTGCGGATTACGACACCAGTAATCAAACGCCAGAATCTTTATCCGCTTTAAATGACTGGTTTAAAGCTAATCCAAACGGATTGGACCTTGGAAACATAAATGTAGGCATTGGCGGAATTTACTCGGGCGGCAATTACACGGGTTTAGCAGGCGGTAACACGAGTGGATCGGTGGGCAATAGTCCGCCCTATACCGTAACCTCTGTGGGTGCAGTGGATAATTTAGGAACGGGCGCTTCTGACGGTTCTGCGGGTTTAGTAGCTAATTTGTTTCCTAGTGGAACCGATAATACCGAGGGTGGCGATGACGCGCCCCCGCCCTACGTTGTACCAGATGTCCGTTCAGAAAGTTCTTATGCGTTAACCGGTGCCGCCCCCACAAGACCTGTTGCACCTAATCCTTTTGTAAGACCTGAATCGCAACAAGGGTTAGGGTCGTTAGCCGGAGGCTCTTAATGTTACAACAGCTAATAGGTCCCGTTACCGGATTACTTGATAAGTTTATTGAAGACAAAGACCAAAAAAACGCATTAGCCCATGAGATTGCTACTCTAGCTACTAAACAGGCTCACGAAGCTAGTATGGGTCAGTTGGAGGTAAATAAGACAGAGGCTGCGCATCAAAGTGTGTTTGTCTCTGGATGGCGACCCTTCATCGGGTGGACCTGCGGATTAGGGATGTTTGGGAATTTCATCACTATACCCTTCTCTAATTTTATCTTAGCTCTGCTAAGTTATGACATTGTAATACCTTTGGTTCCTTTGGAGACGATGATGCCTGTCCTAATGGGCATGTTGGGTTTAGGTGGGCTTAGGTCGTTTGAAAAAGTAAAAGGTGTGACAAAATGAGTTATAAGCTGTCCCAACGCAGTCTTGGTAGGCTCGATGGTGTACACCCTAAACTACAAGAAGTTGTGCGGCTTGCTATTGAATACACCACAGTAGACTTTGGCGTAACTTATGGGGTTCGAGAAGTTGAAGAACAGGCCCGCCTTGTAGCATCTGGTCGCTCCCAAACAATGAAGTCGAAACATTTAGTACAAGACGATGGTTTCGGCCATGCGGTAGATGTCGTTGCCTATGACGGACCTGACGTAGTTTGGGAAATAAACGTCTACGATGATATTTGTGATGCTTTCAGGAAAGCCGCAATAGTGGTAGGTGTAGCTGTTAAGTGGGGCGCTGCGTGGTCGGAAGGGGATATCCGTGATTACAAAGGTACTTCAGAAGAAGCTATGAACGCCTATATTGATTTGCGCAGAAGTCAATCGCGTAGACCTTTTTTAGATGGTCCTCATTTCGAGCTTATCGCATAAACTAACACTTTGTCCTAGCCTCTCCCATACCTGTTGTGCTACGATAATATCTAACAATGTTAGATAATATGCGGGGGGTAAATGGATGATATTTATATAGCCGAAGCGGTCTTTCGAATCTTGAGAGAAAGGCGACAATCGGTGGTAGATTTGATGATATACGGTAATGTTAAATCTATGGAGCAATATCGTGAGCTTATGGGCAATTTAGAGTGTCTAAATCACGTGGAACAGGAACTCAAGGGCCTGCTAGATAAACAGGAGCGATCTAATGACTAAATCTAAAATAGATTTGTCTGCTGCGCCTAACGCTGCTTTTCAAATAAAGTCAGAGTCAGGTACACCAGAACCAATCAAAGAAGCGCCAGAAAAGAAAACCGATACACCTAACTTAGCTGACGCTTATACTCAAAAGCCTCGTCTCAACCCCGAGATGATTGGTAAAACACTTCTGGATAGAATGCCCAACCCGACAGGGTGGCGCATTTTAATTCTACCCTATCAAGGTAAAGGCAAAACCGCAGGCGGTATTTTCTTACCAACAGATACGGTGGAGAAAAACCAAGTATCAACTCTAGTTGGGTATGTCTTAAAAGTAGGTCCTTTGGCTTACAAAGATAAAGACAAGTTTCCAACAGGTGCTTGGTGCCAAGAAAAGCAGTGGGTAATGTTTGCCCGTTACGCGGGTTCTCGGTTTCAAATAGACGGTGGTGAAGTTCGAATTCTTAACGATGACGAAATTATTTCTACTATCCTTGATCCAGAAGATATTCATCAATTAACGTAAGGAGAGATTATTATGGCGGAAGCCGAGAGAGAACAAGTTGAATTAGACTTGGACGGTTCTCAAGAAACAGAAGTGGAAGTTTCTGAAGACCTTTCAGGTAACGAAGAAAGTTCGTCAAATGACGAAGATCAGTTCCAAAAAGCTGAGACCTCTACACAAAAGAGGATTGATAGGCTTACTAAAAAAATGCGCGAAGCCGAGCGGCGTGAGCAAGAAGCTATACGTTATGCGCAAGGTGTGCAGAATGAATCGCAACAAATAAAGCAGCGTATGCAGACCTTGGACACTAACTATGTGTCTGAGTATTCAAACAGGGTTTCTACTCAAATGCAGCAGGCGGAAGCGGCCTTAGCTCGTGCAATTGAAATTGGTGACAGTCAAGGAACGGTTGAAGCACAACGTTCGTTAACGGGTTTGGCCATTCAAGCGGATCGTGCAGCGCAAGCAAAAGCGCAATCAGCGAGGGCTCAACAGCAAGCTCAAGCCGCCGCTCAACAACAAGTTCAGCAGCCTATGCCTGCTCAACAGCCCAAGCGCCCTGACCCTAAAGCAGAGCAGTGGGCTTTAAAAAATAGTTGGTTTGGTTCTGATGAGGCAATGACGTATGCTGCTTTTGGCATCCACAAAAGATTAGTAGAAGAAGAAGGGTTTGACCCGCAGAGCGATGACTACTATACTGAGTTAGATAACCGTATTAGCTCTAAGTTTAATACAGGTGCAACAGCTTCCAACCGACGACCCGCTCAGACGGTTGTTGGGGCTTCAAGAAATTCATCTGGGCGCAGTGGGAAAAAGGTTAGACTCACCCCTAGCCAAGTCGCAATAGCGAAGAAATTGGGTGTGCCGCTTGAAGAATATGCGAAATACGTGAAGGAGTAACAAAGATGACAGACCAGAGTGAAGAAATGGGTACTACCATCAAACGTACTGCTCGCGCAAACCAAACAAGGGAGAAACAGGCGATTCGTAAGCCTTGGGCTCCACCGTCAATGTTAGATGCACCACCTGCCCCTGATGGCTTTAAGCATCGTTGGATTCGCGCTGAAACGCGAGGGTTTGATGACACAAAGAACATCAGTGCCAAAATGCGTGAAGGTTGGGAATTGGTCCGCAAGGATGAATACCCTGACTTTGAATCGCCCGTTGTTGAAACAGGTAAATACCAAGGTGTGTTTGGAGTAGGCGGACTGCTTCTTGCCAGAATACCGTTAGAGACTATCGCCGAAAGGACTGACTACTTCAATAAACGTAGTCAAGACCAGATGGATGCGGTCGATCACGATATGATGCGCGAGAATGCACACTCAACTATGAAGATCAGCAATGCTGATCGTCAATCTCGTGTAACCTTTGGCGGTCCAAAAAGATAACGGACTGTCCTATTTAGGAGAAACTAAAAATGGCAAATTCTAATACTGCCTATGGTCTTCGTCCTATCGGGCTTACTGGCTCTGCGGTCAATTCTACTGGGGTAACTCAGTATGAAATCGCATCCAATAACACTAATGCAATTTTTCAATACTCTATCTGCGTCCCTCTGGCCGCAGGTGTTATTGATCAGGCAGGTGCTACCAATGGTGGTACTACGCAAGCGTTAGGTGTCCTGATGGGGGTGGAGTACGTCGATTCGGTTTCTAAGAAACCGGTTTTCATTAACTACTGGCCCGGTTCGGGTTCTGTTAGCGTTGATACAAACCACCCTGTAAAGGCGTTTGTAGCTGACAATCCAAACCAATTGTTCAAAGTAGCGTCAGACGCAACTTTGACAGACCGAGCAACTGCCTTAGCTACCGTTTTTGCGAACGCGTCTCTGGGTACTTCTGCTCGAACAGGTTCTACCGACACAGGTAGTTCCAATTCCGCTTTGGGTGTTTCTACCGTCAATACTACTGCGACGCTACCGCTTCGTATCGTTGGTATTATGGATGACGCGGGTAACAGCGATTATACTGCTGCCGGTATTCCATTGATTGTACGATTAAACGCTCATTTCAATTCACCAAGTAGCCGTTTTGATTCGCAAACTACTGCGTCTACAACGGGCATTTAAGGAGGGCTAAACAATGGCTATTTCTAGAAGCCAACTAGCAAAAGAGCTAGAACCCGGTCTGAATGCACTGTTTGGATTGGAATACAACCGTTACGAAAATGAGCATGGCGAAATCTTTGAAGAAGAGTCCTCGGACAGAGCTTTTGAAGAAGAAGTAATGCTTGGTGGTTTCTCAACTGCACCTGTTAAAGGCGAAGGCACTGCCATCAGCTTTGACGATGCCCAAGAGACATACACTGCTCGTTACACTCACGAAACCATCGCTTTAGCCTTCTCAATTACTGAGGAAGCTATTGAAGATAACTTGTATGACCGACTAGCGTCGCGTTACACCAAGGCATTGGCTCGTTCAATGGCTCAAACCAAGCAGATCAAAGC